GCGATGGAAACGCCAATCCGGTCGGATCCAACTACTGGCTGAACAGCGATTGGGACGCATGGCTGGCGCTACTGGTGGGAGCGCTGGACCAAGGATTTGTAGACCCCGGCACCATCGCCGATAGTGGATATTGATCGTGGTCAATCTCGAAACCGCCGTCAATAGCCGCGCCTGGCCGCCTTCGCCAACGCCACCCGCGCCGCTGCGCCGGTCAGTCGCGCGGCGGCGCCCATTTTGAGGGCGGTCTGATCAACATTCGTTATGTGCGCTTGGCTTCAGACTCCCGCTATATCGTGCGACCGTGAATGATCCGACCGACATTGCGGGGCAGGAGCGGGCGGCAGGCGAAAGCGCCAAGCGTGCCAAGTTGCTGGCCCACGAAGAGGCGGACGATTTCAAGTGGCTCATGGGGAGCAAGCGGGGGCGCCGGATGGTGTGGCGCCTGCTGGAGAGAGCCGGCGTGTTCCGCCTCTCGTTCAACCAGAACGCGATGAGCATGGCCTTCGCGGAAGGTTGCAAGAACGAGGGGACGCGCACAGTCGGAATGATCCACGCCCACTGCCCGGAGCTGTACGCGGTGATGCTCAAGGAGAACACGTCACATGAGCGATGAGCAAGGAACTTCCCTCGCAACGGCCGCCGCCAATTCCCAAGGCGCCGAAGGGGGTCAGGGTGAAGCGACCGGCACCGGGCCGGCTGGCGACACTCAGCAGCAGGACGGAAAGCAGCCCGAGGGCCAGGCCCAAGGCGAAGGCCAGCAACAGCAACTGGCCGGCGCCGAAGGCGAGGCGCAGGGCGCCCCGGAAAGCTACGAGTTCCAGGCGCCGGAGAATACGTTCTTCGACAGCCAGGTACTCGATGCATACGGCGAGGTCGCCCGCGAACTCAACCTGCCCCAGGAAAGCGCGCAGAAGGTCATCGACAAGGTTGCGCCGGTCCTCGCATCCCGGCAAGCGGAAGCCGTCAAGGCGGTCCGTGCCGAGTGGGTGCAGACGACCAAGACGGACGCGGAGATCGGCGGGGATCACTTCCCGGCCACCGAGGCGAACGTGGCGCGAGCGATGAAGGCTTTCGGCACGCCAGCGCTTGCCGCACTGCTGGACCAGTCCGGTCTCGGCGATCACCCGGAAGTCGTTCGGGTGCTGGCCAGGGTCGGCAAGGCAATCAGCGAGGACGGGTTCGTTCCCGGCGGAAAGCGCAGTACCGCCGACGAAACGCCGGCCAAGCGGTTGTTTCCCAACATGGCGTAAGGAGAACCCGAAATGTCGACCCTCGCAGTGACCCACCCCACCCTGCTGGACGTGACCAAGCGTCTCGATCCCAGCGGGAAGATCGATACCATCGCCGAACTGATCAACCAGACCAACGAGATCCTGGACGACATGGTCTGGAAGGAAGGCAACCTGCCGACCGGCCACCGCGGCACCATCCGTTCCGGTCTGCCGACCCCGACCTGGCGCAAGCTGTACGGCGGCGTTCAGCCTGGCAAGTCCCGCACCGTCCAGGTGACGGATTCGTGCGGCATGCTGGAAGCCTACGCCGAGGTCGACAAGGCCCTGGCCGACCTGAACGGCAACACCGCCGAATTCCGCATGTCCGAGGACCGCGCCCACATCGAGGGCATGGCCCAGGAGTTCGCCTCCAGCCTGTTCTACGCCAACGAGGCGACCGCGCCCGAGGAGATCACCGGCTTCGCGCCGCGTTTCAACGACCAGTCGGCCGAGAACGGCGGAAACATCCTGACCGATGCAGCCACGCCGGACAGCACCGACAATACGTCGATCTGGTTGGTGGTGTGGGGCGACAACGTCCACGGCATCTACCCGAAGGGCTCCAAGGCCGGTCTGACCATGACCGACAAGGGCCAGGTCACCATCGAGTCCCTGAACGGCGACGGCGGCCGGATGGAAGCCTACCGGACCCACTACAAGTGGGACTGCGGCCTCCACGTCAAGGACTGGCGATACGTGGTCCGCATCAACATCGACCAGGAAGACCTGACCAAGGGCGCCGCTTCCGGTCCCGACCTCCTCGACCTGTTCGCGCAGGCCGTCGAGCTGGTGCCGAACATCAACGCCGGCCGGCCCGTCTTCTACTGCAACCGCACCGTTCGCGGATTCCTGCGGCGCCAGATCATGAACAAGACGGTCAACTCGTCCCTGTCCATCGAGCAGATCACGCGCGCCAACGGGGCGCTGGTCCGGGTGCCCATGTTCGACGGCATCCCGGTGCGCCGCTGCGACGCCATCCTGAACACCGAATCCGGCATCTGAGCCGGGAAAGGAAAACATCATGATCCTCGACGAAAAGCTCGAATTCGCGGATGCGGTTTCCGTCGCCGCCTCGGCCGGCACCGCCTTGATCGGCGACGTGATCGACCTGGGCTCGACCAGCAACTACCCGGCCATCGGGGAACCGCTGTACCTCGTGATCCAGACCGATACCGAGATCATCACCGCGGGCTCGGCCGGCACAATTCAGTTTTTCCTGGCCTCCGACGCCCAAGCGGCCATCGCCACGGACGGCTCCGCGACGGTGCACCTGTCCAGCGCCTCGCTGGTGACGGACGACGCCGCAGCCAATTCGGTGGCGCTCAATGCCGGCGGCACCATCCTGATGGCGGCGCTGCCCATGAGCACCTACGAGCGCTATTTGGGCATCCTCTGCACCACCGGCACCACGACCACCACGGCGGGCAAGATCAACGCCTTCCTGACCAAGGACGTGGCGCGCTGGATGGCGACGGCTGACGGCATCTGACCATGGGGACATGGGTCGTTTCCACCAAACCGACCTTTGCCGGCGGGCCGAAAGGCCCCCGGCTGGTCCCTGCCGGAGAACCGTTCGAACTGCCCGATGGCTACAAGCCGAATCGCTGGCAGACGCCCGTCGAAAGCGAGGCCAAGCCGGAAGGAAAGGCCAAGCGGCGCAAGGGCGGCGAACCGGAAACCTACGGCGAGATGGCAAAAGCGGATGCTGCCCTGGCCGGGCATCGTCAAGACGCCTGACCGCAGGCTGAACGCGCAACGAAGGGGAGCCGCGCGCTCCCCTTTTTTCTAAGGGGCCGGCATGGCAACCGTGGTCGAAGTGTGGAACCTGGCGCTCGCAAGGCTCGGGGATGCTGGAACCGTTACCAGCACCGACCCGCCCGAGGAGTCTGTCCAGGCCGGTTACTGCAGTCGCTTCTATGAGCTGGCCCGCGACACCCTGCTCGAAGCCCACCCGTGGAAGTTCGCCGTTCGCCGCGAAGCCCTGTCGGCGCTGTCCGACCAGGACACCTACGAATGGGCCTACGCCTACGGGCTGCCCAGCCAGATGATCCGCTGCCTGGCCGTGCTGTCCGAGACCGGGCGGGACGATGACGACAGTCAGGACTACGCCATCCAGACGGCAGACGATGGCACGCAATACCTGCTGACCGACCAGCAGGACGCCCACATCCTCTACATCTGGCGGCAGGAGGACACGACCCGCTATTCTCCGATGGCCATCGACGCCCTGTCCTGGCTGCTGGCCGCCCATGTGGCCGGGCCGATGATCAAGGGCGACGAAGGCCGGAAGATGGCGCAGGCGTGCTTCTCCGCGTATCAGGGGTTCGTGCAGCGCGCCGCGGCATCCGACGCCAACCAGCGCAAGCGGCAGCCGACGCATACCGCGCCCTGGATCGGGGGGCGCTGATGGCGCAGGTCCGCACCTTCCGCCGCTCGTTCGCTGGTGGCGAGGTCACGCCGGAATTCTTCAGCCAGATCGAGGACGCGAAGTTCCAGACGGGCCTGGCGACCTGTCGGAATTTCTTCGTCAAGCCCCATGGCCCGGTCGAAAACAGGCCCGGCACCGAGTTTGTCCGGGCCGCCAAGCATGCCGACAAGGCGGCGCGACTGATCCCCTTCACCTACTCCACGACGCAGACCATGGCGCTGGAGTTTGGCGACGAATACATCCGCTTCCATACGGCCGGCGCGACGCTGCTCTATTCGGACGGCGCGGCCTGGCTGACGGCGACCGCCTATGTCGTCGGGGACATTCGGGCCAATGGCGGGCAAAACTACTACTGCGCCGAGGCGCATACGTCAGGCACCCATTCGACTGATCTCGCGGCCGGCAAATGGTACTTGATGCCCTCCGATCCGAACATCTACGAGATCCCGAGCCCGTACGCCGAGGCGGACCTGTTCACCATCCACTACACGCAATCGGCCGATGTCCTGACCCTGGTCCATCCCGGCTACGCGCCGCGCGAGTTGAGGCGCTACGGCGCGACCGACTGGCGTCTGGTGTCGATCGCTTTCGTGCCGGCGGTTTCCGCCCCGTCGGTCACGGTCAAGACCAATGCAAAGGGAACCAGCTATTTTTACCAATACGTCGTGACTTCGGTCGATGCAGATGGCAACGAGTCCGAAGCGTCGAACCCCGGTCAAGGTCTGACGGGAAAAACAATCTCGTCTGTAACCAAGGCGAGCCCGGGCGTGATCACCACGTCCTCGGCGCATGGGCTGGTGGTCGGCAATGCCTGCTACATCGACAGTTGCACCGGCATGACGGAATTGAACGGCAACTATTACGTCGTCGGGACCACGCCCACCACGACTACCCTGACCCTGACCGATGCCGGCGGAAACGCTATCGACACGACCAGTTACGGCACCTACACCGGCACGGCCGGACGGCTTTACCAGGCGGGAGTCCTGAACAATCTTTTCGCCACCGGTGGCGCCAACACGATCACGTGGACGCCCGTGACGGATGCCGACACCTACAACGTTTACAAGTTCCAGGGCGGGCTCTACGGCTACATCGGGCAGACCGCGGGAACCTCGTTCATTGACGACAACATCGCCCCGGACTTGTCGAAGACGCCGCCGATCTACGAAAGCGCGTTCTCCGCTACCGGCGACTACCCGGGCGCCGTGGGCTACTACGAACAGCGGCGGGTGTTCGCCGGCACCGACAACGACCCGCAAAAGTTCTGGATGACGCGCTCGGGTAGTGAGTCGAACATGAGCTATTCGCTGCCAGTCCAGGATTCCGACCGGATCGCGTTCCGGGTGGCGGCGCGGGAGGCAAACACGATTCGCCATGTGGTTCCCTTGGCGGAACTGCTGCTGCTGACCAGTGCGGCGGAGTGGCGGGTGACTTCGGTCAATTCGGACGCCATCACGCCCAGCACGACCAGCGTCAAGCCTCAGTCCTACGTCGGGGCATCCGACGTGCAGCCGGCCATCATCAACAACACGATGATCTACGTCGCCGCCCGCGGCGGGCATGTCCGCGAGGCGGCCTATTCCTGGCAGGCTGGGGGCTACATCACCGGGGACTTGTCCCTGCGTGCGCCGCACCTGTTCGACGGGCTCGACGTGGTGGACATGGCCTACGCCAAGGCGCCCTATCCCATGGTCTTCGCGGTCAGTTCTTCCGGCGACCTGCTGGCGAGTACCTACGTTCCAGAGCAACAGGTCGGGGCCTGGCACTGGCACGACACCTACGGCGGGGCTTTCGAGTCCTGCGCCGTGGTGGCCGAGGGCAGCGAGGATGCCCTTTACGTGATCGTGCGGCGGACCATCGACGGTGCCACGGTGCGCTACGTCGAACGCCTGCACGCGCGGGCCTTCACCGGGCTGTCAGACTGCTGGTTCGTGGATTGCGGCGGTCAGTATTCCGGGGCGGCCACCAACACCGTGACCGGCGCCGACTGGCTGGAAGGCTGCACGGTCTCCATCCTGGCAGATGGCGCGGTCATCGAACCGCAAGTCGTCACGAGCGGGGCATTCTCCCTGCCCGACGACATCGAGGCGGAGACGATCACGTTCGGCCTGCCGATCACCGCCGACATCGAGACGCTGCCGATTGCCGTCCAAGTGGACAACGCCTTCGGGCAGGGGCGCTACAAGAACGTGAACAAGGCCGTGCTTCGCGTCTATCAGTCGTCCGGAATTCTGGTCGGGCCGAACGCCGCCCAACTGACCCGCGTCAAGGCCAGGACATCGGAGCCCTACGGCACGCCACCGGCCTTGAGGACCGGGGAAATCGACTGCATGACGACGCCGGCATGGGCTGACGGCGGGCAGGTATTCGTGCGGCAGACCGACCCGTTGCCGCTGACGGTCGTCTCGATCACGGCGGAAGTTTCTCTAGGGGGTTGATATGGGCATCACCGCGGCACAGATGGCGCAGGTTTCCCTGGTCTCGCAGATCGGCGGGATGGCGTCGTCCGGGATCGGCGCCTTCTACGGCGCCAAGAGCCAGCAAGCGGCCCTTGCCGGGCAAGCCGGCATCCTGGACGCCAACGCATCGCTTGCCAGGACGCAAGCCAAGATGGCGGAAGCCGCGGCCTACTACGCGCTTGACCAGGGGCAGAAGCGCGTCGGTGCCGTAACCATGAAATACGGCCAGGTGAAGGGCGCCCAGCGGGCGAGACTGGCGGCGAACGGGGTAGATCTCGGCGATGGTTCCGCGGCGGAACTGCAAGCCTCGGCCGACCTGATGAAGGAAGTCGATGCCCTGACCATCTCCGCAGACGCGACTCGAGAAGCCATCCGGTACAAGGCGCAGGGGATTGCCGCCGAGTCGCAGGCCACCGCCTACGGCGCGGAAGCCACGATGCGCCGCGGTGCCGGCGAAGGCGTCAGCCCGTTCGGCGCCCTGGCCTCGACCATCGTCGGCAGTGCCGGGACCGTCGCCTCGTCCTGGTACGAGATGGACAAGAAGGGCCTGCTCAAGGGTTCGATGTTCCAGCTTTCCAGGGGGTAACAGATGCCGCGCGTCCCGACCGTTGATGGACCAATGACCACGCCAGGCGGGGGCTATCCGACCGACTTCGGCGCCCGGGTGGCGATGCCCATGCCCACCGCCTCCGGGGTCGCCGGCCGGCAAGCCATGGAGATGGGCCAGGCCATGCTGCAGTCCGGTCGGCAGTTCGGCGCCATCGCCCTGGACATGCAGCGGGAGGTCGACGAGGCGCAGGCCAAGGAGTTCGACAACCAGTTCGCCGAAGCCCTGCGCGCCACCCTGCACGACCCGGAAGGCGGCTACCTGAACGCCATCGGGAGGGATGCCGTGTTCGGCCGGCAGAAGGCGGTCGAAGCCATCCAGGCCACGCGCAAGCAGATCGAGGACGGCATCACCATGCCGGGGCAGAAGTCCCTATGGGGTCCGGTCGCGGATCGCCGCATGCAGGCGGCCCTGATGCAGATCGATGACCACGCCGCCCGGCAGATCAAGGTCTACAACGAGGGGCAGACGGTCGCCCGCGTGAAGTCGGCGGGGGCCGACATGCAAGCCAATTGGGCAGGCTGGAAAGACCCGCAGGGCCGCTACACGGAAGCGAAGAAGACGGCAGAGGGCGAGTTCGCCGCCCTAGCGAAACTGCGCGGCTATTCCTCAGAACAGCAGGCGCAAGGGCTTTCCGAAACCATGGCCGGGTTCCATGTCGATATCGTTCGTCAGATGGTGAGCCTCGGGCAGAACGCCCAAGCGAAGGACTACCTCGCGGTGCATGGGCACGAAATCCAGCGCGGCGCCCCGGACAAGATGGACGACATCAACAAGCTGCTGTCCACCGCCGGAGTCAAGGCGGATTCCCTGACCCTCTCCATGCAGTTGAAGGGGGGCTTCAACGACAAGTTGAAGACCCTCGACGCCATGTTTGCCAGGGGCGAGATCACCGCGGAAGTCCACGACGCCACCAAGGAACGCGTGACCCAGGACTGGCACATCCGCAAGTCTCAGCAGGCCGAAGGAGAAAAAGCATTGGTGGGCTCCGCCTTCGATTGGGTGTTGAAGAACCCAGGGAAAACCGTCTTGGACATGCCGCCGGCCATGTATTCCGGGCTCAAGAATACCGGGCACCTGGCGCAGTTGGCGTCTTTCGCCCGGGTGGAAGGAAAACCCGAAGGCGACCCGGCCGTCTATTACCGGCTGCGGCAGCAGGCCGGGCAAGATCCGTTGAACTTCAGCCGAACCGACCTGATGGCCGAACGCGACAAACTGTCGCCCCAGCAGTGGGGGCATCTGGTCGAACTGCAGGCCGGCATCCAGAAAAACGACCTCAAGCTCATGGCATCCGAGAAGATCAAGCAGGACACCGTAAAGGCGTTGTCGGCCGAGATCGCCGCGGCCGGCATCGACATGAAGGCCGACCCGAAGCACAAGAGTGCAGCCGAAAAGACGGCGGCATTCAATGCCTCGCTGGTGTCGGCCATGGACGACGAAGAGCGCCGCCTCGGCCGGGCCTTGAATCTGGAAGAAGGGAAGACGGTCGCCCGGGCCATGCTCAAGACAGTGGTTACGTCTGAGGGGTGGTTCGACACCAAGGCCCCGGCGTGGAAGGCGATGGGCTACCAGTACCAGGACATCCCCGACAAGGCGCGATCCGAGATCATCAAGAAGTTCCATGAGAAGTACGGCCGAACGCCGACCCAGCCCGAAGTCGTGCGGAATTGGCAGCAGGCGGTGCGTGCCCAGGCGGGCATGCCATGAAGATCGGGGACGTTTTTTCCGACGAGGACTTCGACCGCTCGCGTTCCGGCGCCTCGCTGGTCGCCGGGCAGGGCGTCGCCCCCGACCAGCAGGCGGAAGCCGTCAAGCTCGGCAACAGGTACGGACTGCATCCCGATACTGCTCGTGCCAGCCTGGACGAGCTTCGCCAGCGGGCCGACATGGAAGACCGGCGGAAAGCCCTCGATGCCGCCCCGGGGCTTCGGGCATGGGTGGCAGAGAAACCGCAGAATGCCCCGCTGGCCGACCTCCGCGACATGGAAGTCATGGGCACGCTGGAACGGAAGCTCAGGTCTTTCGGCGAAGGGTTTGGCGGGCAGTTCGTTGGTTCTGGAGTGACCGGCATCGGGCAGTCTTTCGATGCCCTTCAACGGCGCGTGATCGAAGGCGTTGCCAGTCTCGTCCTGCCGAAGCCCCGGGCGGGCGGGGCCGTCGATCCTGCTTCCCTGCACGGTCCCCTGATGGGCGAGGGATGGCGGCAACTTGGGCAGCCCGTGAAGGACTACTGGCGCGAGGCAGGCGTTCCCGCGGCGCAGAAGGACTTCGCCGATGATGTCGTCTCCGGGCTTGGGCAAATGCTCGGGCAGATGGGCCTGACCGCGCTCAATCCGCCGGCTGGCGTCGCCATGATGTTCGGACAGGGCGCCGACACCATGGCCGACAAGACGGCGAAAGACCCGGGCACGCAGAAGAACCGCGACCTCGCCATTCTCGGCAGCGGGGCCTGGACCGGGGCGACCGAATGGGCGTCGAACAAGTTCATCCTGGGGATGGAGAAGTTGCCCGGCATCAAGATGCTGGACTTCAAGACGCCCGCCTTTTCCAGGGCGGCGCGGATCGGGCTTGCCGCAGCGGAAGAGGGCGGGCAGGAATTCGCCGAGAACGTCGGGCAGGACTGGATGCGGCAGACGCTGACCAATCCGAACGCGCCTATCGACTTCGGGGATGCCGGGTATCAGGCGGGCGTCGGGGCAACGGTCGGCGCCATCGTCCGCAGCATGGTCGAAGGCGCCCTGCACATTCGCGGCCGGCAGAATCGCCAGGTCTTCGAGGCCCTGCGCGAAGCAGACCCGGAACTGCGGAAACGACTGCCCGAGGCGTACCGGGATTTCGTCGCCCAGCAGACCGAAGGCGGCGGCATCGAAAACGTGTTCGTCCCTGCCGAACGCTTCGTGGAGTATTTCCAGGGCGTGGGCCTGGACCCGCGCGTCGTCGCCTCGGCCATCGGTGCCAAGAACTTCGAGGAAGCCGTCGCCGCCGGATCTGACATCGTGATCCCGACCGCAGACTTTGCCGTCCATGTCGCCACGGGCGAGCATTTCAACGGCCTGGCGCCCGACCTCAAGCTCCACCAGGGCGACCTGACGCAGCGGGAGCTTGACGCCTTGAACGCCTCCAAGGCGGAACGCGAAGCCCGGCTGCAGGCCGAGTTCGCGCGCATGATCGAGGAAGGCAAGCAGGCGCAGGGGATCAACGCCGCAATCGAATCCATCGTGTCCGACGTGGAGGGCCAACTGGTCGCGGCCCACATGGACCCGAAGGCGGCCCGGGATACGGCCCAGGTCATGCGCGGCGCCGCCGTCCTGGCATCTCGCGCCTATCCCCATCTGTCGCCGGTCGAAGCGGCTGAGAAGATGTGGGAGCGGTACGGCCTGACCGTGGGCCGCCCCATGCCCGACGTGCTGACCAAGCTCAAGCAGGCCGACATGAGCCTGGACCCGCTGCTGAACATGATCCGCGCCGCGCAGGGGCCGACCGAATCGCAGATCAATGGCCCGTCTCTGGTCGAATTCCTCCGCAATGCCGGAGGGCTGCGGCCTGTGGGCGAATTGCTGGACGCGCAACAGGCCAGGACGCCCCCGGGCAAGAAGTCGCTGATCCAGGATTCCGGTCTGTCGCTGGACGAGGCGGCCATGAAAGCCGTGGAAGCGGGATTCTTCGCCGGCACGGAGAACGGCCAGCTCACGGAAACGCAATTGGTCGAAGCCATCACCCGCGAAGTCTTGGGCGGAAGCCCGGAGTTCTCCGCGGCCATGCAGGATCAGAAGGCCATGGAAACCGCGCGCACCCTGGCGGAACTGGCCGACGTGCTGGATCAGGCCGGGGTCGATCTGAAGGCCATGGACAACCAGACGGCCCGGGAACGTCTGATGCAGTTTTCGCAGGGGCAGGTGTTGGAACAGCTCTATGGCAACCCCGCAGAGCATCAAACGCCACTCCCTGAAGGCACCACGGAAATAGACGTTGACGGCGTAAAGCGCCCTGCGCTGAATTCCGAGGGTCGCCCGATCCATTGGAGCGAGGAAGGGACGCGAAACTTCTGGCGGTGGTTTTCTCCATCACCCCGCCAACTCCTTGATGGCCTTTCTATAGCCGAAGTAAGCAGTCTGAAGCGGGATACCGAGGCGCTTGCCGATTTCATTGAAAGTCAATCCAGCCTCCCTGAGTCTGACCGCTTCTCGGTAATCCCATCCTCTGTGTTCGCCCATGTGTCCGGTGTGGTTAATAACAGAAAGATTCTCGATGCGGTTGTCAGATCGCTTCCCGTTGATGTGGTGAACTTCCTCAGTGGCAAGAAGCTGTCGGCCAAGGAAGTCCTCCATGACTCGGCGATGCTCGAAAATATGCTTTCCGTTGACCCAGCATCTAACGTATCCCTTGGGGTCAATCCATCTAGGATCGCGGAGCTTGCGGTGCGCGTTATAGCAAACGCGGGAGCAAAAATCTCCGGATTGGCTAACGGGGCGCTCAAAAGAAACTCCGCAGTGCTTGCAGATACAAACGACCCTGTTCTTGGCGCTCATGTTCGTAAATCCAGTAGTGGTGATTTAGGAATTATAGCAGGGTTTGGCGACAGCAAGGTGGTCGATGCAGAGGGCCGGCCGCTGGTGGTGTATCACGGGACGGATGCAGACTTTTCTGAATTCGATATCGGCACCTTCGGCAAGACGTGGGGGCTAGAGGGCGAGCGCGGGTTCTTCTTTACTTCGTCCCCAAGGGACGCTTCCTATTTTGCTCGAGAGGCGCGGGCTAGGAACGATGGAGGGGTTGCGAACGTGATCCCCGTGTACCTCAAACTTGCCAACCCTCTTGTGCTAGAGGGGGATCGCAGCCCGATAGAGACGCTTGAGCTTGATGAGGGGGCAGACCGCGTTATTCGGCAAGCAAGGGGGGAGGGCCACGACGGAGTTATTGTTAAGGGCGGCGATGAGATGCTGCCGATTGCCTTCCGCCCCGAACAAATCAAATCCGCCACCGGCAACCGCGGCACGTTCTCCGCAGGGGATGCGAACATCCTGAACCAAGGCCCTCGCGGCTCCCTCCGCATCGGTTCCGACCGCCGCATGGCGATCACGCTGACCGAGAACGCCAACCTCTCCACGTTCCTGCACGAGACGGGGCATTTTTACCTAGAGATGATGGGAGACCTTGCGGAAGACCCGGCCGCCGACCAGCAAGTCAAGGACGACTATACCGCGCTGCTGGGCTGGCTGGGCGTGAAGAGCCGTGCCGAGATTGCCGTCGAACATCATGAGAAGTTTGCCCGGGCCAACGAGGCGTATTTGATGGAAGGAAACGCCCCGGCACCGGAACTGCGCGGGGTATTCCAGCGATTCAAGGCGTGGCTTGTTGGGGTCTATCGGGACATCGCCAACCTCGACGTGAAACTGAACGACGACGTTCGCGCCGTGTTTGACCGCATCTATGCCACCGACCAGGAAATCGATGCGGCGAAGCGCGAGGTCGACGTGTCCTCCCTGTTCCTGGACGCAGCGGCGGCGGGCATGACAGAGGCGGAATTCGCCGCCTATGCCGGGCAGATCGAACGGGTGTCCGAGGAAGCGCAGGGAACCCTGATGCGCCGGCTGATGGCGGAGTACCAGCGTGGGAAAGAGGCGTGGTGGAAGGATGAACGCGCCCGGACCCTGGAAGAAGTCACGGCCGAAGTCGATGCCCAGCCGGTCTACCGCGCGTTTGCCGCACTGGTGGCCGGCAAGATGGACGACGGGACGCCGGTCAAGCTGGATCGGGACGACATCGGGCGGCGCTACGGCGAGGGAACGCTGAAGCAGTTGCCGCGCGGATTCCAACGGATCTACGCCAGCGAGGGCGGGCTGGACATCGACACGGCGGCCGAGATGTTCGGATTCCCGTCCGGCGAGGCCCTACTGAAATCCTTCCTTGAGATGCGCCCGCGCAAGGAACTGATCCAGGCCGAAACGGATGCCCGGATGCGGGAACGCCATGGCGACCTGATGACCGATGGGCGGATCGAGGAAGCGGCCCGGGACGCCCTGCACAACGAGCGGCGGGCCGATGTGCTGGCGACGGAGCTGCGCGCCCTGAATCGCAAGATCCGGGAGGCGACGCCGGTCGTCCGCTTCGAACGGCAAAAGGCCCAGCAGGCGCAGCGCGAGAACGTCGCGGCCTTGGACGCCTTGCCTTCCCCCGCCATGTTCCGGCGGGCCGCGGCGGGCATGATCGACGCCATGGCCGTGCGGGACATCCGCCCCCATGCCTACCTGCTGGCCGGGCGGAAGGCGGCGCGGGAAGCGGCGGCGGCCCTGGCCCGCGACCAGGCCGGCGATGCGTTCTCTGCCAAACAGCGGGAACTGCTGAACCACTATCTCTACCTGGAAGCCGTCAAGGCGAGGAACGAGGCCGATGCCCTGCGCGACTACGCCAAGACCTTCGAGGGTTCGCGGAAGCGCGAGAAACTGGGCAAGGCGGGCCATGACTACCTCGACCAGGCCGAAGCCCTGCTGGACCGCTTCGAGTTCTCCCGGATCAGCCTGACCGCCTTGCAGCGGCGGAAGTCCCTGCGCGAGTTCATCGCCGAGAAGGAAGCGGACGGCGAGATCATCCTGATCCCCGAGCATCTGCAGGACGAGGCCAGGCGGATCAACTGGCGCGAAATGTCGATGGGCGAGCTGCGCGGGCTGGCCGATGCGCTGCGAAACCTGGACCATCTGGCCGGTTTCAAGAACAAGCTGATGGTCAAGCGCAAGGCCATGGAATTCGCCGCCGTCAAGGCGGAACTGCTTGCCTCCATGGAGGCCGCATTCCAGGCATCCACTGGCGACCTGGACACGTTCAAGGAGAACCGGACGGTCGGGCAGACCATGAATCGTTTCGGGCGTTCCCTGGACGGTTCCCTGCTCAAGGTCGAGCAACTGGTCGAATGGATGGACGGCGGGCGGATCGATGGCCCGTGGGCGCGGTACTTCTTCGACCAGGCCGACGACGCGCAGGCCCGGGAATACGATCTGCACAAGGCCGTCACCGCGCGGCTGATGGCCCTGGCAGACCAGATGGGGCCGCAGTGGCGGGCCTCGATGATGGACAAGACAGAAGTCGTCCTGCCCGGGATCGTCGGGCCGCTCTCGAGATATCGGCTCATTTCGATGGCGCTCAACACCGGCAACGCGACCAACTTCCAGCGGCTCACGCAGGGCATGGGATGGTCCGAGGATCAGGTCCGCAACGCCCTGGAGCGGCTGACGGCGCAGGATTGGACCTACGTTCAAGGCGTGTGGGACACACTCGAAACCCTATGGCCGGACATCGCCGCCCTTCAGGAACGTGTCGCCGGGGTTCCCCCCCCGAAGGTAGAGGCGCGCGAAGTGGTCACGCCCCATGGAACTTTCCGCGGCGGCTACTTCCCGCTGGTCTATGACCCGGCCAAGTCCAACGCCGGGGAGAAGCAGGCGAACGCCGCGGAGTCAGTGGCTCAATTCATGAGCCAAGGCTACGGGCGGGCGAACACCGACCGGGGCGCCACCAAAGCGCGGATCGAGAATTTCGCCGCGCCGCTGATGATCGACTTCGAGGCCGTCCTGACCGACCACCTTCCGAAGGTCATCAAGGACATCAGCCACCGGGAAGCGGCCTTGAGCCTGAACAAGTTGCTCCACGACAAGGAGATCAAGGCTGCGCTGATTGACAGGATCGGCTTGGACCGCTACCAGCTCCTGACGGGATGGGAACAAACCTTGATCCAGGACCGTGCCGATGCCTTCCACCGGCAGTTCGCCGCGGCCCACTGGTCGCTGTCGAGGCTACGCGCGAATACTTCCGTTGTCACGATGGGATGGAAGCTTTCCACCATGTTGTCGCAGTTCGCTGGATTCGGGCCTTCCTGGGATCTGGTCGGCGGGAAGGCATTGACCAAGGGCCTGATGGAATTCACCGCCCATCCTCTGAAGTCCCTGGAGATGGTGGCCGAGAAATCCGGCGAAATGCGGCACCGGATGGACACCCTTGACCGGGACATCAAGGAAGCCTTGCTGGCGACCCGGGGAGAGACGGGCATCGTGCATGCCGTGCGGCGCACCGCCTTCTACCTGACCGGGATTGCGGATCGCATGGTCTCGATGCCGACCTGGCTAGGGGCCTACCGCAAGACCCTGGCCGAAGGCGGCAGCGAGGAAACCGCTGTCCGCGCCGGGGACCGTGCCGTGCGCCTGTCGCAAGGGGCGGGCGGCGCGAAGGACTTGGCGGCGGTGCAGCGGAATACCGAGATCATGAAATTGGTCACGATGTATTACACGCCGTTTTCCGCCCTCTACGCGCGCATGCGGGATGCCGGGCATTCCACCCGAGGGGTGCGCGATCTGCCGCGGCTGGTGGCCCGATCCATCGGTCTGGTGATTCTTCCCGCTGTGCTTGGAGAACTGCTGGCCGGACGGCCGCCGGACGACGACGAAGACCCGGTTGCATGGGCGGCGCGGAAAGCCCTGCTCTATCCGGCCGCGAGCATTCCGATCTTCCGGGATCTGGTGCAGTGGCAACTGGACCCGCTGCTCGCCTCGCTGTCCGGCGGGAATCTCCAGCACCAGCCCGGCTACAAGTTCACGCCCATCATCTCCGCCGTCGAGAAACTGGCCCGCATGCCGGGGCACGCTTTCGACGCCATGACCGGAGACCGTCCTTGGGACGACACCGCATGGGAAATGCTGGAAGCCTCTGGTTACTTGTTCGGCTTGCCGACCGCTCAGCCGAGAATCACCGGGGAATACCTGGAAGACCTGTTCACCGGCGACGCCAGCCCGGAGACGGCCGCCGAGATGTGGCACGACCTGCTGTTCCGCCGACCTCCCGAGCGCGCCAAGCGATGACCGTGCGCTTACCGATTCACGATACCGATAGATTGCCAACCGACAGGGGCGAATCATGACCATTTCCAGCACCGCCACCCGCAAGGCCGGACCCTATTCAGGGAACGGTTCTACCGTCGCCTTCGCCTTCACCTTCAAGGTGTTTGCCGACTCCGATCTCGTCGTCACGCATACGGACGACAACGGAGTCGAGACGGTCAAGACGCTGACCACGCACTACACGGCCACGCTCAACGCGAACCAGAACTCCAACCCGGGCGGCACGGTCACAATGCTGACGGCGCCGGCCACGGGCGAAAAGGTGACCATCACCAGCGCGGTGCCCAAGACGCAGGCCGTGAATCTGTCCGATGGCGGGGGCTTCTTCGCGTCCGTGGTCAACAACGCTTTGGACCGGCTGACGATCTTCTCGCAGGAATTGGCGGAACACGTGTCGCGGATCATGAAGTTGCCCGTTTCCGCCGAAGATGGGACCGACCCGAACCTGCCGACGCCGGAAGCAGGGACGGTGCTTGGGTGGAATGCTAGCGGAGATGCCCTCGTCAACTACCTGCCCACCGATGGGGGGATGCCCGATCCAGGGTCGATCACTGCCACCTACCTGGCGAACGATGCTGTCGAGGAAGAGGCCATTCTGGACGGAGCCGTCACCACGAGCAAACTTGGCGCCCTGGCGGTGACCGCGGCGAAGCTGGCGGCCGATGCGGTCGAGACAGCAAAGATCAAGGATGCCAACGTCACCGCGGCAAAGCTCGCAGCGGACGCCGTAACCACGGACAAGATTCTGGGTGGTGCCGTGACAATGGCGAAGCTGGCATCCGCGCTACTGGATGAAGGAATCGGCAAGTTCCAGATGTATTACGATTCGCACGACATTTCGGTAACGGGAAGTCAGACCATCACACTGTCGTTTCAGCCGCGCGCTTTCGTAATCATTGCGGTGGTCGATGGGAGCTCCGCTGTCAGTATCGGCCTCAGTGCGCGTCCGAGCGGGGGAAGCGCGGTCATTGGGTGCTTGGTCAATAAGCATGCAGACACCGCAAACACGTGGGGGTATTACGCCGGATCCTATGGAATTGCCATGTTCAAAAGCGCCGCCGATTACGCTCGCGCGACGGTTGTGGACTCTGCTAGTGGGCTTTCCATCACATGGTCAAAAAATGGTAGCCCGACAGGGACGGCACAGCTGATGGTTCTGGCATGGCGGTAATTGATGCTCCCCGACACCTTTCAACTGCCGGCCGAGGGTGCCTACACGGGCGAGGGGTATCTAGACCCCCTGCCCTGGCAGGTGGACCAACAGGCGCTTGACATCGCCGCCGGCATCCTTGACCCCGGCCCGCCGGCTGATGACCTCGGGGCAGCCTATTACGCCGATGTGTTCGCATGGCTGACCAGCCCCAATCCAGGACTGCATCCTCCTGGATGGATTGACGTGCTTTCCAACCTGTAGGCCCCGCCATGACCCCAGCAGTCCTGTTCCAGGTAGATCGCAGATCATCCGGAGGCGGGACATCATCAACCCAACAAGAAGAAAGGCCGTCCATCATGGCACCGATTGATCCAGATCACGCAACGGCCGCCCTTGGCCTGTTTGGCATAGTCCGCAATGCGGACACCGGGGAAATCTCCTGGGGAAAGGTCGCGGCGGGCGTGGTGACGGCGGGCGTAGTGGCGGTGACGGGCTGGGCCGTCACGCTCTCGGGAGACATCCGGGCAATAGACGCCAGGATGACCCTGGTCCTGCAACGTCTGGACAAAATGGAAGCGGGCGCGAACCGCCGCTACACGCCCGAGGACGCGGATCGTGACCGAATGGCGGCGCGACGGGAAGCCGACCTGCTGGCGGATCGAATCGACCGGCTGGAGAGGACGCGCAAGTGACCATCGAGAAGGCCAGGAAAGCCTGCATCCGCTCCGACTGCAACCTCCGGCGGGATTGCCGGATTCATCTATTCAACGCACCGCCGGACGTGGAGACGCGGGTATGGATGGCCGAGAAGGTCGGGCAAGAGTGCCACCACTTCCTAGCCGTGCCGGCCGTAGTAGCGGATCACCTGGATGGGGGGATTGACTGATGATCCTTGACGCGAAAAGCGAAGCCCGGCTGTTGTCCGTGCATCCAGATCTTGCCCGGGTGGTCCGCGCGGCGGCGCGCGAAACGCTGCTGCAGTTCATCGTGACCGAGGGCGTCCGAACGCTGGAGAAGCAGAAGGCGCTAGTGGCTGCCGGGGCATCAAGGACCATGCGGTCGCGCCATCTGCCGAACGCGGACGGTCTGGCCTGCGCCGTCGATCTGGCGGCCTTGGTAGCAGGACAGGCCAGATGGGACTGGCCGCTGTATGACCAGATCGCCATGGCCATGAAGGAGGCGGCCGGGCGCGAAGGCGTCGCCCTGGAGTGGGGGGGAGACTGGGTGAGTTTCAGAGATGGATGCCACTTTCAGCTTCCGTGGGAACTCTATCCATAGGATGTCGCCATGTGGGAATTGCTGATCCCTGTTGTGGGGAAGTTGCTGGACAATATCCTTCCGGACACCGAGAAGGCGGCCGAGGCCAAGGCTCGGCTGATCGAAATGCAGATGAACGGCGAGCTGCAACAGCTTGCCGGTCAATTGGAGATCAACAAGGAAGAGGCGAAGTCCACAAGCTGGTTCGTGGCCGGATGGCGGCCCTTCATCGGGTGGATATGTGGGGCATCGCTTGGATACGTGGCACTGATCGAGCCCATGGCGCGATTCGCCGCGGCCGTGGGGTGGGGATATTCCGGGGCGTTCCCTGCCATCGACACAACCCTGACCATGCAAGTCCTTCTTGGCATGCTCGGCCTTGGCGTGATGCGATCCACCGAGAAGATCAAGGGCGCCGAGGGGAAGCGGTAGCCCCTATGGCGTGGACTGTGGCGTAACCTGATGTCCGTCCCAGCATCACGAAGCGGCCATCATCTTCACGGTAGCCGACCGCCCCGTTCTCCACCCCGCACCACTCGCACCGATTTCCCGACCGGGCGCGAATGCGATCCCTGATCTCGGCCCAGTTGGCGGGGTAGCGGCGGCGGTTTTCGGGCTTGATGGGCATCAGGAGGACGCCACCCTGGGCAGTGACTTGCGGAGGGACGCCAGAATCTGCGACCAACCCATGCGGGCCTTCCAGGGCACGCCATCGACATGGACGCGTGAATCTAGATCGTGCAGGCTATGTGTATCACCCGTTTCGCGCCCAGATAGGCGGCATGCGCTTCCGCTGCCGTGTCGAATCTTCCGATATGGATATGGCGGTAATTGTGCGTGATTTGAGCGATGTACTTGCCGCTCACTTTGTCCACGGTCACACCAAGAAGATCGACTACACTGCCAGATTTTGCTTTTCGCTGATTCTGCTGATTCAGTGTCGCATCTGACGGGCGAAGATTTTCCCACCTGTTGTCCGCCCGGTTGCCGTTGATATGGTCGATCACTCCATCCGGCCAGTCCCCGGTCATGTACAACCAAGCAAGTCTGTGGGCTAGGACGTTTGTTCGATTGACGGAAAACGTTATGTACCCAACTGCGTTTGGCTTCCGCGTCATTGGACCTAACTTGCTTTGCCCGCTTCTCCTTCCGTTTTCTGAAAAGACGTGTGCGATGCGCGTGAATTCCCCGGTACTTGGGTCGTAACTGACAAGCGTCCGCAGAAGTTCTGCGGTAATATTTGGCGTAGCCATGAAGCGCTCCTATCGCTGATTGGTCAGGGGACAGCATGCGACTGCGAATCGCTACTGTCCCCGCCATTGTACCAGATTCCACACGGTTCGTCCGGTACAGGCCGAGGGTGTGCGTGATTTCGCCGAAATCGTAATCCGTGACCACGATCCGGCGGCGAAGCTCAGGAAGGATAGATGGGTAGTCCGGTGCCTGGCCTTCGATGCGCTTGGCGGCGCGCGCCTGGCGCATCTTGGCAAGGGTTTCGGCGGATCGCTTGGTCACGCGGTATGGCATGGTGGCTACCTTGCACGCTCCGGAGAATTCACGTTATACGATGCGTCTTTTGCTCGCTTCGCAGCCTTCCGCGCCCGTTTCGCTTCGGCCTTCGCAAGCGCCGCAGCATCCTTTTCGGCTCGCCGTCCGGTGTTCGCCGTGTCAGGCTTCCCGTTTCGCTCCCACGGCTCAATGTCGTCACGTTTGCGAATCTCAAACGCCCCTATCGCTGGCGCCATCGCGCTGCTCATTGCCAATGCCGTCATCAACAAACCCACCCTGCTACCTCGCATGTCTCGTCCTTTCGTATAACTCGCCGGTCAACGCGGACCTTCGGCAATCTGCGCTTGCCTCGGCCCGTTACCTGTGTCGTTAGCCGGCATGTCCGTCTCGCGGCATGATCGCCATGATTACCCACCCGTCCGCCAGGCCATAGACCGGCCCGCGCAGGATGTACGTCACATAGACGTAGAGAGGAGGCCCAACGTATTCGAGCGGTGCGCCTTGGGCCATTTCCGCCCCGGTGTGGCACGTCTTCCGCAGCTTCAGCACATCGCCGACTTCGAAGCCCCGGTCGTCCTTGCGAATCTCGAACGGCTTGCGCCCTTCTGCAACGTCGTCGAACACTTGCGGGTCGGTCTTCAGTTCATGCTCTTTCATCGTCTTCTCCTAGTTGGCCGGCTAACCCGGCAGTCCAGCGGACGCCGTACCGGCGCCGCTGACTTTTGCGTTATGAGTCGCCACACCAACGCACGGCCCTGCGTGCAGAAGATGCCCGCACCCGTTGCAGCGCGGCAGTTCGTACCGGTCTGGAAATATCAACTCGCTTGCGCTTATCTCGTCGGCCCGAAAAGTCGGCGCTGGCGCAACGGCGGGTTCTTCGTCGTAAATCGGTTTGCCGCAGCTATCGCACTGGTTCCAGTCCGTTTCCTCAATGCCGTGGCCCGTGGTGCAGTTGCAAAACGGCTCGTCGCCTTCTTCGTCTTCCTGCATCATCAGCCATTCCTCGTCCAGTTCTTCCGGTGGCGGCTGTGCGCCTATTGCGCTTGGTCCTATCATGTCTTTCTCCGATCAATCGCGCCGCATAACCCGGCGCTCAAGCGGGACCGTCCGCAAGCGGCCGGCCCCTTAGCTCTGCGTTAGGGGTCTTTGCCTTGTCGATCCGCTGCCGCACCCACTCAGCCCCACCGAGTAGCGCCAGCTTGTCGCGTTGCGATTCAGTCATACGCAGTGATACCGTTACGGTTTCCTGCCCATTCTTGATCGGCTTGCGGCCTTGGCCCCTTCCGGGGCCGCCTCGATTCGCGTTCATAGTTTTTCAATCGTTACTGTCTTGTATCCGCATTCCGCCATCAATTTAGCGGTGCGTTCCGCTATTTCCTTTGTCTCTCTTACCATTGCCCCACCGTGATTGCCTTGATCGTGGTTGCTGTATGTAATCTTGAACATTTTGTTTCTCCTTCGCTTGTTGAGTTGATGTTGTTATTGTAGTGCGCAATCAAACGACAGTCAAGAGAATTTTGCAATTATTTTGTGTTGCTTTTTCGACCGCTAAA